ATTCGTTCCTCTTTTCTTATGATTAGTCTTATTGTATACTTTTATCCAAGTACGGAAGATTTAGACTACCTTCCAAAAACCCTGTTTGTTTTACATATTGTCCCCTACGTGGGACCTACATATTGGCCCTGTTGGCCACTACATATTTGTACACATTTTACATCATTTGTATATTTCCATATTTGTGAAAATTCAAAACGACTGTATATTCAGAAGTCATTTGTACTGAAGAATCAGTGTCCTAGATGGAATCATTCTAGGGAATTTCTGGCTGACTAGTTCAGCCATTCCGGTTTGCTTATGCACACCATCCGCTTTCCAGCTCGGCCGATCAGAGCTGGATAATGTTGCGTTTTAGTTGAGGGTGCCCTATCCTCACTATTAACGCCGTCACGGAAGAGTAAGATTGACCTACGGACAAACTTACGCTTAAACTTTCGCGTTGAACCAACATCATGCGTACTACGCATAGTGTCTCGCGCACAAAGGTGAGGACTTTATTGAATGGAATACCATTATATTGTCCAATAAACCTAGCCGCTATTCACAGTGATGTTTCGGTTTTTAATCAACACGGAATACTTTCTGCGTATCGATGTTTCGACCAAGTGATCTTTGCGTTCGCTGTACAGCCAAGTGCAGTAACCTTTCCTCTCGGAGTTCTCTCCGGGTGCCTGATACGCAATTGAAGATCAGTTCACTTTGCCAAAGTGGACAACTTGTTAGAGACTGTTTCTCCTATTAGAGATACCTAACGAAACCCTGACCCATTTCAAAAGGGGTAAGCCTTTTAGCATTCGTGCTACCAAAAAACTGTATGATCAAGTTTCCAACTAGAAGAAGTACAGGCAAATGGAGGAAAGAAAGGCAAGTTATTGGTGGATCGGCCACCTCCAATAACCCCGTCCCCCGTGGGGACGACCTACATAAAAGAGGCAAAAATTTGTTCAGCCTTATTGCATTCACATATTTGTATCATTTCATATTTACGTCATTTTCATATTTTCATATTCTATATTCCTATATTGTTGAAAAATCCAAACGACTGTATATTCAGATGTTCTCTTTTCTGAAGAATCAGTGTCCTAGCTGGAATCAAGCTAGGGAAGCTTTCCTCCCCCAATCGCCCATGGAGGAGATTCGATATGTCCCGCCCGTGTACTTAATACATTATCTGTTTTGTACCTACGTGCCTACTATCGGATGTCACTACATGGACCCCATCGCATTTTTCGTTGTCTTAATGGCATTATTTGCCTTACGACTAATAACAATTGTGCGATCCTCTCGTTTCGATGTACATGAGATGAATTCCGCCTCGTATTGCTATGAGGTAATCTCGAAGTACATTCCCCAAATTCAAGAAGTTGATCTTAAAGAAGTTAACCGTTCCACTTATCAGAAGCGCCGCCATGCTGCTGTTGTTGAGCGGAGAAAAGAGTATGTACGTACTCACACTACTTTTGATCCTTTCTCTAAGCGAACCGCTAAACGCCGTGTCGCCCAATCGAAGAGCATTTATGAACCGCAAATCGGTGCTGCTATGCTCCAGAAAGTCATAGAGAAAATAACTTCCATCACTGGCCTAACTCAAGACAGTAAGATTGTCAATAGGATTGAGAATTTAGCCGCACTATATTTCGCTCTCGTCGAGTGTGATACTGCGACACAGTTCTTTCCCATTCTCTTTCTCTATCTTAAGACTGAGTACCCCAAGAGTGTAGCTAACACTGCTGCACAATACATTGCGGAACTCTTGAAGGTCAAATTTGATGCCCAAGGTGGTGAATTCGGCGTCATTCCTGAAGACGATAAGCCTGAGTGGCTCAAATTGTTGAAGGAATGCCAGTTAAACTGGACCCTCATTATCAAGAATGATGGATTTGGCAAAATCTCGAAAGTCCTGAGCCTCTGTTTGGCTCTAGGTCTGTGTGATGCTGCTAATCTTGAATTTACTCTTGGGGGTATGAAGATGTTCTCCATTGGTGCCGAACCCAAACATGCTTCTGCAATCGATCTCGTCGACGCTGTCTTTGAGACCATTGTATATTTCGCAGAGGGTGGATATTGCTGCTATGAACGCGGCTCTCTTAAACCCTTGCTGTATGGCAATTTGGACACGGAAGAATTCGAAAAATTGTATGCCCAGTGCATGCGATGTAACGATTATGCCCGTGCCGGCAATTTGGAGAAACTGGAGAAAATGCAAGAGAACGACTACGAAAAACTCCTAGAAACTACTATGGAGAAATGTAAGGCTCTTGCGCTCACGTCAAAAGGTCTCCTTGAAAAGAACCTCCTGACTCGAAAG